TCTTGTCGTCAAGTATTCTGTTGCCACTAGGTAGTACTGTTGTGGCGTGTGCCAAGATATTTAACTGCCTGTCGCAAAAGTAAATAATCATATATAAACCTCGTTATATTCAAGCTCTATGGTAGGCTTGTAGTTCTCGTCTACCCAGTCGCTCCATACGGCACGTATTATGTTTTGCCCTGCCTTTATTTCAAAGTCTTCCCAGTCGTTACCAAGTGCGCCATATTGAGGTGTTAAAGCACCTTCTATACTGCCGTCCCTATAAAGGTATACGTTAGCGTCGCTACAATCCGCTTCTACAATGTCGCCTGCTGTAAATACGTTCGGGATCTCGGCAAAAGGTACGCCTGCCTTGGCTATAAATGCGACTGATCTAATAGCGTTTGTATGGAAGTTGCCTTGTGTCTGCAGGTAAACGTCTGTAGCTGGCGTGTTCTCTATGTCGCTGTCCTTAAAGGTACGGCTTACAAGGTTGCCTATCTTAAAGGTAACTACGCCTGCTTCTTTGCTTATGCTACTGTTAAGGTTAGATTGTGTGTATTTCCAGCCTCTTTGCACCTTGCGTGTTTTCCATACCTTCTTTTTCTGCTTAACTTTTTTCTTGCCTTTCTTAACCGTGACTACTACCTTGGTCTGGTATCTCTGATTTACATATACAGCCGTTCTCTTGCAGTAGCCAAAGTTAGTATTGTAGTAAGACACGTCTATAGTGTCTGTGCCTACAACCTTGTCATTTAGAATATATTTAACGGTGGCGTTAGTTCCGCTTCCTGTCTTTTCTATGCTAAAGCCTACTACTACGCTGTTATTGCCTTGCAAGTAGCACCTAAATGCGCCTGTCTGGGCGTTAGCGTTAACTGCAAGCCTGTGTACCAGTTGTACGTCAAAATCAACGGCACCTGCTGTAGTCCTTGCAAGTGTGCCTATGCCTTTAGCATAGGATAAGGTCTGCCCTTGTCCCTTGTTCCAGTAGGTGTCTGTTATGTTGCCTGTTGTTATGCCTGCTGCGGTCCAGTCGGTTAGGTCATCGAAGGCAGAATTGGTAAGAGTGCTGTTTTTATGGAATTGGTCTACGTCTAGTACGTCTGGGTTGCCAAGCTGTATTATGTTTTCGTCTTGATCTAAAAAGGCTACATACCCACAGTCGCCGTCCTCGTTATAGTCGCCACCTTCTTTAGCACTTGCAAACTTGGCACGCAGTAAGGGTCTGCTTGGCACTGCACCGTTATAGTCAAAAGTAAAGGTGGCACTGTTGCCACTTACTACCACGCCTTCTGCGTCTTCTGATGAACGGACTATAGGCAGTATGCTACGCTTAAAAGGAAACAGACACATAATGCGCCATTCCCCCGTGACGTTATTTGTGCCTGCTTCTACTTCTGCGTCCATAACAGGTGTGCCTGTAAAAAACTTGTCTACCTCGTCGTTAAATATAAAGTCCGCTTCATCAAGCGACAGAATATTATTTAACTGGTTAAAGCGTATTCTAAAGTCTTCATTAGTCGGGCAAAGAAGCTGAAAGCCTATAACAAGTTCTCTTGCAGGGTAGCGTGTGCCTTTAAGCCTTTCGCCGTCTGCTACGCCTACTGTATAGGTGTTAAGTTCTTGTGCTAGGCTTTCCCTGCCCTTTACATAAAGTGTTCTATAGCCGTCTATGATCGTTTCTAAATATGTGCCATTAATAGATACAGCCTCGGCAGGCAGGTATGTTTCGCTTTGCTGTTCGTTTGTGTCTATAAAGTCGTATATCATCTAATGCCTACCTTTCTGCTTTGTCTGTTCTCACGCTGGTTAAGTGCCGTTTGCATGTCGTTTACGCTTGCCCTTGCTATCTCACGTCCGTTAAGGGTCAGCGGTACGATTATTTCATAACTGCCACTGCCATAGTTGTAGTTGTCCGAAAGACCGCCAGCAAAAGCAAAGCCCATAGGTGACAGTGCGTTATTATACATATTGGCTGCAAGTGCGCCCATCTTGGCTACCTGCTTGTTTTTAGCCTGCAGTCCAAGCACAAGTCCTTGTCCTATGTCTTTACCAATGCCCATTGTGACTTTAGCTGGTGAGTGCGATTTTTCAGTTGTCTTTAAGCCCTTGTTATAGGCTTTACCTGCAGCTACACCAGCGTTATATGCAGCCTGTTGTTTTGCTTTAAGACCGTTTACAAGTCCTTGCGCTATGTCTTTACCTACGCTGACTGCACTTGACTTTGCGCTTTTCATACCTTTTACTGCGCCCTGTCCTGCAGCTTTACCTGCTGCGCTTGCGCCTGTCTTTGCGGTTTTAAGCGCATTTACAAAGCCTGTACCTATTGCCTTGCCTGCAGCGATAGCTAACGGTGCTATGGCACGCAGGGCTACTGCAAACATTCGCAAGCCTACTACGGCTGTTACTGCGCCTTGCCTTAATTTCATAAAGCCCTTTGACCCAGAGGACGTAGCCTTACCTGCAGCCAATGCTGCTAACGCTAATGCGCCAAGTGCTGCTGTTGCTGCCACTGTAGCTGCTGACGCTGCGCCAAGTGCTACAGAAGCCGTAGCAAGTAGTAACACGCCCTTGGCTGCACTTGCGCCACCTTTGGCTATTACAGGTATAGCGGCTGCCATTATGCGTAAGCCTGCCGCTGCTACAAGTACGCCAGCACCCATAAGCAATATGCCAGCACCAAAGAGGGCTACACCTGCTGCGCCAATAACAAAGGCAGGACCCAGTGCAGTAACAAGCACCATAAGACCGCCAAGTACTGCAACCATTCCAACCATTACCGCTATTGCAGTGCCACCAGCACCAGCAAGGGCTATGGCTGCCTGCGCCATAAGTGCAAAGCCTACGCCTGCAAGTGCAAGACCGCCACCTATCATTAAGACCGCAGCACCAAGTTTAAGCATACTTGTACTTGCTGTTGCTGCCGCCGTTCCTGCTGACGTTTCAGCAGCCGCCGTTGTTACAAGCTGTGGTGCAAGTTTAGCAAGTATACCGCCAGCAAGTTTACTAAAGCCACTTGTTATAAGTGCCATAGGTCCCTTTATGATCGTGAAGACCGTAGCCAGTTTGCTCCAAGTCGCTACTAACAATGCAAGTGGTATAGCCACCTTGGTTATTACGCCAGCGTTCTGTGCCATAAAGGTTGCTACTGTGCCAAGCGCACTTGCTACTACGCCTAATACTGTTATGAAAGCGTCCCAGTATGGTTTAGCAGCTTCAATAATGCCTTTAAAATCTATTTGCTTTATAAAGTTGTTCATGCTTTCAAAAGCTCTATTAACTCTGCCCTTTACCCTGTCTGCCATATCTGCTATGCTACCAAGTCCGTTTTCTTGCGTTACCTGTTGCACAGTTTCTATCATACTGGCTAAACCCTTGGTTACTGATACTCCAATGTTCTCAAAGGAAGTGCGTATACCAGTGCTTTGGGTTTTGGCTGTTGCTGCAAAGCCGTCTACACCGCCGTTAAGTTCTATAAGCTTGGCGTTAAGTTCGTCAAAGGTTATAGTGCCGTCCTGCAGTGCTTTGTATAGGTCGTTCTTTGCACTCTTACCTGTAAAGCCAAAGCTCTTTGCTACCTTGGTTAATGCAGGTGACATTGTTTCAAGTAAGGTCTTCCATGATTGCATGTCAACCTTGCCACTTGAAAGCATTTGCGTATACTGCGTTAAGCCTCTGGCTGCGTCTGCAGAGCTTGACCCACTCGCCAAGAAAGCGTTATTAAGCGAGATTGCTAAATCAGTAGCACCGTCAAGGTCGCCTGTAAGCAGTGCTATGCTCTGTGCGTTTTTCGTTATTTCGTCAAGTGCCGTAGGCAGCCCTTCTACACCTTTGCTTAATTTCTTTATTGCTTTGTCTGCGTCGGCTGCGTTAAAGCCCAGTTGCGCCATAACTTTAGGGAATTTCTGCATTGTATCAAAACGATCTACTGCAGAGCCTATGTGTGAAGTTACGGTGGTAACTGCTTTATCAACACCCAGCATACCAAGGCGCATAAGCGCACCTGCCTTAACAGTCTTGCCCATGCCCTTGTCAAGTAGCCCTGTCTGTTGCGCAGCCGCTTTCATAGTGGACGTAAAGCCTCTGTCCTCGGCGGTTAATATCGCTTTTACTTCATTTACTGCCATTGTCTTTGTCCTCTCGCATATGCTGCTTTAAAGCAGCAAACTTATCTGGTTTATTAGGCTTTTGAATAGAAGCCAAAGCCTTTTCATAGTCGTAAAACTTGTCAAAGTGCTTATATACAGGCTTACCTTTTCTGTCCGTTGCCTGTACTTGAAAGTTTAAGAAGGCTTGCTTATGTGCGTTAAGGTCTTCGTCTACTATGCGTAAAGCCCTTGCCTCCATAAGCCATTCGTACTCTTTTAGTGTTAGCTCATCTACTTGGGCGCATGAAGTAAAGCCTAAATAACGAAAGCAGTTAATACAGATTTCTTTATAAGCCTCTTCTGTACTTACTTCTTTTTCGGCTTTAGCTCTATGCCCAGTGCTTCTGCCATAGCCAGCGTTGTCTTTTTCGTAGCATTGGCAGTCGTAAAAAAATCAATC